GGTGTCCCATTGGCAACGCTGCAATCGTCCGATTTGAAGCTGAACGAGTTGAACTGCACGAAGTATCTGCGGTTCACCAAAAACAACAGCCCCTACACCTACGAGAAGGCAATATCGGAGGGAGTATTCTACGGAAGATACGAAACGGCAGTGGTTAAGACATCAAGCGAGGAGTGGCAGGGATACGACCGAAACGTGGGAGGAAACAGCAACACGACATATTCACTCGTTGGCGGTAAGATAAGAACAGGAACAGAGGTCGGAAAGTATGTATCGGGCGAGGTTTTGACCGATGAGACATACCAGTGTGCAATCATACCTTTCGAGGCTGGAATGAGAGCCACCATCAGCAAAGTGTTGGGAAAGGGAGACTATCGAACCTGGGCAATACTCGACACCAACAAGAACGTTCTTAGCCTTGCCGATGATGCCGGGAAGACAGAAGTAGAGACCTATCCGTTACTACCAGCTCCAGATCCTCTGCTCGGAACGTTCGTGAGTGCAGGAGCGTGCATCGCAAATATCGAAACGAGCGTGGCCATGGAGACAATATCCATCAGGGTTCGAGCAGAGAAGGCAGGCTCTGTCGAATACGGAGCACTGAACAAGGAGACCGGAGAGACAACACCATGGGGAACGTATGATGTTGCAGCCGGAGAAACAGAGTTCAACGTGGTAAAGAGTAAACCTTCCGGTATTCTAATATATATTAAGCCTTCGGTAGATAAGATGATAAATATGGCGTTAAACACGGGTGTGGCGGCTTATTATCTCTCGTTG